TAGCTTTGATATAATAAATAAAAAACATGGCAAAACTGTTCCAAATATGGCCATGAGATATTGTACAACTGATATGAAGATTAAGCCTATTGCAGAATGGGTATATAATAATATAGGAAATACAGAATGTGGTGATTTTCAGCCAGTTTTTAGTAATGTAGGTATTAGATATGATGAGGATCACAGAGCTAAAGAAGGCAAAAATAGAGAATTAAATACCAGAATTGTTATTGGTAAAAGAGGAAAACAAAACAAATGGATGGATTTTTATTGGGGAATAGCTAATTATCCATTAATACAACAAAAGGTTCATCATTATCAAGTAAGAAATTTCTGGGAATATAAATCTATTATCTTCCCAGATGATTCAAATTGTGTTGGATGTTTTTGGAAAGATGTGCAACAATTAAGAAAAAATTGGGATGATAATCATAATAAAATGAAATGGTTTTCAAATCAGGAGATAAACTCAAAGTATAATTATAAATCTTCCATTACTTTTGAGCAAATAAAGAAAATAGGCTTACAAATGGATTTTAACTTTGGTACTGGTTCTGGATGCCAAGCTGGATTTTGCACTGACTAATATGAAACAAATAATCTATGGCCAAGTGCCAAGTAAGTCTAATGGTTACAGAATGTCTGGACACTTTATGTATAAGAAGAAAGCTGTAATTGATTATGAGGAATCATTTTACTTACAATGTGTGCAATACCGAGATTTAAACCATGAAGGGTTTTTTGAATTGTATATGGATGTATACTTCCAAAGCAATAGAAGTGATATAGATGGTAGTTTAAAGATTATCCTAGACACACTTCAGAAGAAAGTAAAAGCATTTTCCAATGATAATCGTTGTCTTTTGTTGCATATTCGCAAAGGAGTAGACAAGATAAATCCTAGAGTAGAATTTGAATTGAAGTTTTTATAATATTAAAGAATTTACTTGTTTAAATATACGACTCTAAATATTGGCATTGAGGTTCTCAGTCGTATAACCCTCGATACACGGTTTGCCACTGCAAGGTCACAAGTATGACAGCTGGAAAGACAGCATTTTTTTTTAATTTAATTTTTAACAACTATGATGACAAAAGAGCAATCACACAATTACCTAACTTATTATGCCCTTTGTAATTTCATGACCGACTTTGTCGATGAGAAATGGGTACACAGCTCCTACAATGTTAGGAAGGTTAAGCTATTAACAAACCAGTTAAAGCAAGAATTAGAAAAATCAGTTGATCACGTTTTTACCAATAAAAATACCGATGGTGTTGATATGAGTAATGTTCTTGATCAGTTTGTTAATGCCTCTTATGTGATGCAATTCTTCTTTAGAATAGGATTGTATATGGATGAAATGCCATACGATAAGAAGCACGAGCTTAATAGTAGAATTAATGATTTATTAAAGGAATATAACATAGATTTAAAGACTTACGATGGATTCAATAGTTAGTGAAATTATTCAGCAATATCAGATTAGAGCTGAATTTGGTGAGAAAAAATATGGTGTTACTCTTGATAGAGAGGATTTATCTACCCTTGATTGGATAGAACACGCTAAACAGGAGGCAATGGACTTTACTCTTTATTTACAAAAGCTACAAAAAGAGATTGAGCTTAAAAACAAGAATGTTGATAATCTTATTAGAGTTATCAAGTCTCAAGAAGATGAAATTGCAGAATTAAAGAAATTAATTCATTTAAAAGAAAAACGTGCTTGGCACTATTAATATGGATACAGTATTTAAAAAAGGTGATAGAGTATTTGATGCTATGCTAGGATGGGGTGAAATTATTGATTTCAATTATTTAAAGCGTTATTTTAATGTTTTATTTGACACAGGAACAAGTATTTATTATTGTGAAGATGGAGCATTATACGATTATGAAAACAGAAATCAATTTAAACCAACTTTATCTTTTACTGAATATATTCTTAAAGGATTTAGTCAAGAAAGGCCAGAAGTATTACCTAATAAAGGTGATGTAGTTTGGGTAAGAGATCACGATGAAGCTTTTTGGATTGTAGTACATTTTATAAAAAAAGTAGATAATAAATATATAGTTTCTAATAACAATCCATTTACATATAGCTACACAGAATATGATGAATGGAATTTTATGACAACTAAAAACCCTTATAAAAATGAAGACAGCATTTAGACAATACCTAGAGGACCTAGAAGATATGAAAGTTAAACCTACAAGCTTCTATTTAGCTTTAGAAGAAGAACTTACTAACATAGCTTATGACGATGGCTTTAGAGATGCCATTAAAAAGGATAATGTTTATAATAACGACTATTTTAACAATACTTATTTAGAATAATTCTAAATATCATTAACTTTTGAAAATATTTTTAAATATTATTGTAAACAATAAATAACATACTACATTTGTATCACACAAAACAAAAATATCATGGATGAAAAAATAGAGTTATTTAACCAGGAGCTTGAAAGAGTTGGTATTACCAAGGATGACTTATGGATTATGTCTGTATGGAAGAATCAAGCTACTACTGCCCAGGGAGATTATAAGTCTCACATTGTAGTAAAATTTATTACTGCTGGGTATAAAAACAGAATTACTCCTAGTGGAATGGTTACTTTAACACATCCCGATAACACATTCGAATTTACATTTTCTTAAACTATAATTATTATGGCAATTATCGCAAAATCAAGTGGATCAAATTATCCAAAACAAGTTACACCTGCAGGCTCTCATGTAGCTAGATGCTACGGAATGATTGAAGTAGGTACAGAAGAATCAGAATACAAAGGTGAGAAGAAAGTAGGCCACAAAGTTATTGTAGACTTTGAGCTACCTTTAGAAACTGCTGTATTTCGTGAAGGAGAGGCTGAGAAGCCCTTTGTTATCTCCAAGGAGTATAATCTATCATTCCACGAAAAAGCTACGCTTAGATTACATTTAGAAGCTTGGAGAGGAGCAACATTTACAGATGAGGAGGCTAAGAACTTTGACATTACTAGATTAGTAGGCAAAGCTTGTATGCTTAACATTACTCACAAGAAGTCTGCTGATGGCACTAAGACTTATGCTAACATTAACAGTATTTCTCCTATCCCTAAGGGTTTAACTTGCCCTGATCAAGTAAATCCTACAAGAATCTTATCTTATTCTGATTGGAATCAAGAAGTATTTATGGGATTACCCGAATGGTTAGCTAAGAAGATTACAGCAACTCCAGAGTTTAATGAGAAGTTTGGTGATTTACCTGTTAGTTCACCTAATGTTGATATGGTAGCAGAAGACCCTGCAGATGCACTTCCGTTCTGATGAAAAGAGAAACTAATTTTCTCCTAAGAGTAGTTCAAAAGAATCTAAATAGGAGAGCCTTAATTACCTATAAGCTAGGTAAGGGTTTAGAAAGCATAGAAGCTGTAGTATTAGGATACACAGATTCATTGATTTGTTTAAGAATCAAGCATCCACAGCCTTTTATTAATAATTCTTTGATGATTATAGAAGAAAATCCTGTAACAAAGAAGAAAGAAAGGCTACCTAAGCTAGTCCAGGAGATGCTAATTCCAATAAGTAACATAACTGAATTTATATTGATATGATAGATATAGAATTATCAAGGGGTGAAACCCTCACAGAAGTCTATCAAAATATAGCAGATAGGCTTAATGAAAAAGGAAAGATTCCATTTAGAGCACGAAAATATACTCAAGCTATAGTTCATAGCCATGTGTACAAAAGAATCTTTGACAATCAAATACAAGAAGAAATAGACATAATTAAAGATGAACGAAGAAATAATTGATAAGGAGTTTTGGGAATCACATCAACTTATGCTTTCCAATCATTACTGGGATTATACCTTTGCAATGCTTGAGTTTATGATGAATGATGTTTATCCTTCTGATTTTAGGGAATTTTCTCCCGATGGAGTAGTAAAAGATTATTTTAAGAATAAGTTTAAAATTACAGCAAGACAATGACACCTAAAGAAAAAGCTGAAGAGTTGTTTAATAAATTTAATAGTGCGTTAATTGATGAAATTAAACATAATGCTGCTAGAAATTTTGCATCATTTAATTGTGCTTTAATTGCAGTAAATGAGATATTGTTTTCTGGAGTACACAAGGATAACTATTATTTAGATAAATCTCTTGGCTATACAATTACTTTTCAAGAGTATTATCAAGAAGTTAAACAAGAATTAACAAAACTATGACACACGATCAAATCATACAAACGCTTAGAGATGACAATGAATATTATAATGGCTTAGGTAGAAACTACTTGTCTAATTCTGACATTGGAGTTTTACTTAATAACCCTGTAATGTTCAAGAAGAAGTCTGAAAAGACTTTAGCAATGCTACAAGGGAGTTACTTCCACACTGCTTGCTTAGAGCCTCACAAACTAAAATCATTCCCTTTAGTTGATGCCTCCACAAGAACTACTAACATTTACAAGGATGCTTGTAAAGAAAGCAATGAGCCTTTTATGTTATTGCTTAAGGAAGCCGAAGAAGTAGATGAAATGGTTAAAGCACTAAGAGCTAATACCGATTTATCTAAGTTAGTTTGGGATAGTGGTATTAAATACGAAGTGCCAGCAATTGGTGAAATTGCAGGTTTACTTTGGAAAGGTAAGGCTGATATCATTAATGGAGACTTTATCTACGATTTAAAGACTACAACTTCTTTAGATGACTTTAAGTATTCCGCTAAGAAATACAATTACGATTCTCAAGCATTTATATACAATCACCTGTTTGGTAGAGAGTTAGCTTTTATAGTTATTGAAAAAGGAACTAATAGATTAGGCCATTTTTTATGCTCACATGAGTTTATGGAAGCTGGTAGAATGAAAGTGGAACACGCTGTAGGTATGTTTCAATTATATCATGGTCCTAATGCTAAAGGGGATGTTAATCAACATTATGTAACTAAAGTTTTATTCTAATGGCACAAATTATTCACGCTGATGGCTCAATTATTAGCCAAGATCAAAAACGTAATCAATTAGGTTACACAATGCAAGAAGCCTGGACACACCAAGCTAAAATGTTAAAAGAGGCTTACAGATTATTAAAACTAACAAATGCAGAGGATAGCAATAAAGACAGACAGAACTGAGTGTCCTAAATGTGGACACAAACATCCTGTACAGCAATTATGGGATTACTTTGATGCTAGTTTTGCTGAATGGTCAGTTAAGTACAGATGTATGGCTTGTGATCAGAAGATTAAAATGGAAGTAAATGTTAATGGGTTTTTAGTATTAAGAAATGATAGGCCAAGGAAAAAACCAAGCATTTTACAACCAGAAAGCTGTTGAATGGGTAGATGAGTTTATAAAGAATAATGAGCCATTGATTGACTTTATTTCTTTTGATGGCCACATTATTCATAACTCTCACTACACATTAGAACTCTGGAAAACCAGATTATTAAATAACAAAGGAGCTGAAGAAAGAGCAGCTTTTATAAGAATTAAGAAATTTAAAGATTGGTATAATGGAAAATGAAATGCGTGAAGACATTAAGAAAGCACTTAAATTTGTTGAATATGCTGTTTTTTCAGCTTTAATTATAGGTTTGGTGCTAGGTGGTGTAATTGGTGGTTTAACAGTATTTGCTTTAATGAGATGAGAAATAAGATGCTAGGATTAGGAGATTTCTTTCAAGAAGTTCTATCTAATATGAATTTAGTGATCAGGGATGAAGAATTATTAGCTTCGTTAAATCAAACTAAGCTTACAGCAACTCCTGGACTTGAAATTCTATACACTAAAACTAAAGAATTAGAGCCATTAGGCATTCCTATGGTTAATTCTCAAGATATCTTAGAAGATGTAGAAAAGAAAGAAGCTAAATTCTTAGAGTTTTGGAATACATACAATAAGAAAACAGGTCAAATTAAAGCAAAACCTAGATTCTTAAAGCTTACTTGGAAAGAAATTGATGCTATATTTGCAACCCTTCCACATTATTTAAAGGCAACTCCAGATGTTAAGTTTAGGAAAGACCCCTTTACTTACTTAAATCAAAGAACTTGGGAAGATGAAATGTATTTACCTAAAGCCCAAGAAGCTAAAAAGAATATAGTATTTAGATTCGATTAAAATTAAGAGTTACAACTATGAAAGCTAAAGAGAAAATATCATTTACCGATTTAGATGCGGAAAAGGAAGTTATATCACTAATAACTTCTAATCCTTCTGCATTTAAGCAAGTACAAAAAATAATTAAACCAAACATATTTCACTTCGAACAAACAAGAAGTGTATTTTTGGCTTGTGCTGAGTTATTTTCTGAAAAGGGTAACTATACCTTAACGGATGTAGTATTAAGGCTTAAATCAAGCGGAAACAATGATTGGGCTACTTTATTAGCCTCCACAACTACTCATTCATCAACAAGTACCAATGAATTGCTTATTTACCTAGCTGAATTAAAGGGCAAAAGGGATTTAATGGACTTATCAAGACAAATCACTAATGATTTAGCTAACGGATCAGATTACTTTTCTTTAGTAGATAAGGTAAACTCCATTACTAATCAAGAGATGTTTAAGGATGATGATAAGGAGATAGTTGATATGAAGTCTGCCTTAGTGGATGCCTTAAATAATCTAGGAGATGTAATGACTAATGGGCAAACTGCAGGAGTTCCTACAGGATATCCTAAGTTAGATGAGATTACAGGGGGATGGCTAAAAGGTAATGTTATCTTATTTGCTGCAAGGCCAGGCCAAGGTAAAACTATTTGTCTATTAGAACACGCTAGGAATGCCTCCGCTATGGGGCATAATGTATTGTTCTTATCCCTAGAGATGCCTGTGATATCTTTGATTTACCGAATGATTTCTGGAACATTGGATAGTTATACCCCTTATTCTAAAATAAAGACAGGAAGGATAAATATTGACCAATTTTCAGCTATTCAAAAGGAAGCTATTACTAAACTAGAAAAGCTACCTATTACTTGGTACGATGGAGCTAATAGAGATATCAATTATTTATCGGCTTTAGTGCAAAAGATTGTAAGAGAGAAAGATATTAAAATGGTAGTTGTAGATTATATGCAATTGATAACTGATTCTAACATCAAGAGTAATGATGAGACAGCCGTTGTAGGTAGTGTATCCAAGAAGATACAACAGTTATCTAAGAAGCTAGATATACCTTTTCTATGTGCTGCTCAATTAAACAGACAATCAGAAGGTAGAAGCTCACATAGGCCAAAGTTATCTGATTTACGTTCTTCTGGACAAATAGAACAAGATGCTTCAGTAGTTATTGGATTATACAGAGATGACTATTATAAGTTTGAAAGAGCTAAAGAAGAAGGCAATAACAATGTAGAGTTTGATAATACCATTGAATACATCTTTATGAAGAATAGAGATGGCCTAACTGCAACCCACGAAATGTTCATTGATGTAGCCACATCTAAGATAAAAGAACATAACTTTGTAGGGAACAAATTTTGAGTAAGTTAATTTTTTTCATAGTTGTAAGCGAATCCCCTTGGTTATTGACCTTGGGGATTTTTGTCTATAACGCAAAAAGGAGGATATAATCCCCCTAATTGCCACACACTACCAAATCACACAAAACGTACTGCAATTTAGGAATTAATATCAGAACTATAAATTCACTTTAGTTCCTATCATTCCCATATAGGTTTGAGGTACAATTGGATTGGTATTGAATGATGTTTTTAATGCAAAATTGAACTTAAATCGCTTAGTAAACGCAATATCAAAATTAAATCCAGTCATTATACCAATATCATCACCAGTTACAAAAACTTTTTGATCAGTTAGATATCCTGTTGAACTGCCAGACAAATAAACATCTGGACTAATAGTAAGTCTTTTGCTAACTTTTACAGGAATAGTATAGAATAATAAGATGTTATTTGATAAATTAAGCCCATTATCAGCTCCTGCTACGCTAAAAGTATAGTTAGCACCACTTACACCATATTTACCTAATGGATAGATATAAGCTGCAGTAGCAAAGCCTAGCACACTTCCACCTAGATAAACTCCAGTAATACCATAATTGCTAATGGATTGTAGTTTACCCTCATTAAAGTTCATTAAGGTATATCTACCACTTAAAGCAAACTGATCAAATGTAGACCAAATCATTGAGGATATACCCCAAGAAGTGTTTCCCATTAAAGAAGATTGAGACATTCCTACTGAAGCTATAATAGATACCACATCCGTAGTAGGGGCAATAGTAAAGTCACTATTGTAGATAATAGGATTTACCTTAGCTACACTCTTAGAAGAAGACTTCTTTTCTGATTTACTTTCTGATTTAGACTCTTTTTTATCCTCACTTTTAGATTCTGAACTACTTTCACTCTTTTCTTCACTCTTAGACTCCGTTTTAGTTTCTGATTTAGTTTCAGTCTTAGGAGTTTCAGAAGAAGACGAAGATGAGGAACTAGAAGGTGCTGGAGTAGATACAGGAGGAGGACTAGAAACAGCAGCAGAAGTAGCAGCACTAGCTGCAGCACTTGTAGCAGAAGAAGTTGCTTGAGATGTAGCAGCACTTGTAGCTTGAGCTACTGCTTGTTGTACTGCCCTAGCTACTGTTTGTGTTACAGCAACTTCAGCTTGTGGACAAGGAAAGTTTACAGTTAAGTTATTAATCCAGGCTTGTAATTCACCTGTAGTGATATCATTTGCTGTTACTACCCGATATTTTCCACGATATACTATGGTAGTTTTCCCATTTGCAATAGGCACTGTAACCACTACTACCTGACCAGAACAAGGGTCTACAAAAGTTTGTGTCAGAACTTGTGCTTGGGTTAATAAAGGAAGGAATAGTAGTAGTAATAACCATTTCACTATT